CACGAAATAGACGGGGAGGCAGAAATAGTTTTGGGGCCGGCGGAAGAGGTTGCGCCTGCATATGCGCTCGCTTTCGACGGACGCCTGGATACGCCGAGCAAGGAACTGGTGATTACCGACGTACCAGGTAACCACTTGCTCAAGGCAAGGGTACCGGACGTGGTCACCCGCATCCGTGTCTGGCGAAGCCATCCGGAGTGGCCTGATCAGGTCATTGTAGGGTGGGGATGACGGCACGCGCCTATGTCGCTCGGCATCTCGGGCGAGCAAAGTTTGTGTCCCTTTACGATAATCTTGGCGCTACAAAGGTCACCGACCATGGTGCCTGTGTGCAGTCAGTCTACAACTCCAAACCTTGGAGGGACACGAATGAATAGACGGCGGTTCGGGAGACTGTCGCTACTGCCTCTTCTAAACGGAGTACTGCTTGGCTCGATCGTGGGAACTCTGATGGCATACGTTGCGGCCCAGCATAATCCACAGGGTGAATTCTACGATCTCGACAGCCATTCCTTGGTGCTTCGGAGCATTGTGCTGTTGTTTCTTTCCTGGACCATTCCAGTCGCCTTCGTCGTTTTCATCGTCGAGACGTTGACGCTTCGTTTGTGGTGCTGGATCTGCGGTGACGAGGCACCGTCACCGGGAACGCAGCGGTGATGCCGGTCGTCGCCGGCCGGCAATCACGACCTGTGAGGCGCCTATCCCAGGGAATGATTGAGGCGATTCATGGAAATTCCGCTTGAATTCAAGAATATGGCGCTTCGGATGCATCAAGATCTTCCGGAGTTCATTTCCATGACTTCGGAGAACGAAATTGTCGAATATCTTGCCGGTGGTGTCGGAGTTGAAGAGCGCGGCCCTATTGTGATTTTTCTCGACCGCGTTCTGGCTTCAGACCTGGAGCCGGACGATCTTGCACGGATGTGGGTTGAGGCTGGTGCGGATTGGTTTGTATCCTCAAAGGGAATAATTCGATTCCTGACCATGTTGCGGGATGAGCTGAAGTCTTCCCTTGCTTGATACGAGGAACTCGAATGGCCTCGAATTTCATCACCATCCCGCCGGAATATTGGTTCGCGCCGCTAGGAACGCTGCGGGTTTCGGCTTCCGCCCTCCAACTAGCGCGGCTATTCCGCGATCAGGCAAAGCAGGCGGTTCCGGATGAGGATTGGGTCGTTTGCTTCGATTGGGCCGACTCCCGACGCGTGCGGACAAAAGGCACCAATGAATGGCGCGATGTGGGGGCGGGACTGGACCTGACCGCCTATGAACGATGGAAGATCAGCGATACGCACATCCAGTCGATCGACGGCGTGGATATTGCCTTCAAAGTGCCTCCCCAAGTCTACGAACGGAGCGCGGAACGCCTGATCGACACCGACGAGACGGCTTTTTCAGGGCTGGTTCTGCGGTGACGGGGCAGCGTCATCGCAAACGCGGCGGCGATGCCGGTAGCCGGCAGATTGGCAATTCAATGCGGTCGGTGAGCATTCATTACCGCGAGGGAGAGCGCGACAAGCTGCTGCGGGAGATTGTCGGCTGTGCCGAAAACTACGGCTTCACGATCGGGCTCGGCGTCATCCCAAGCGAGCCGGATTTTATGGAGATCATGTTTCGCCATGCGAAGAAGGCAGTAACGGGCTTCGTCAACAATTCTATGCTAGGCGTTACGGTGGCTGCCGGCTCCTCCGGGCGGGCTCAGTTTTCGCACGCAGTTGCAAACGATCTGGTCGAAATGCTGCGCCAGGCGGCCGGAAAGTTGCCTGGTGCGCGCTTCGATCTGATCGTTCTGAAATGAACGACACGAACCAAGGTTGCGTGAACCATTGCGTGCAGACCTAGTCTGAAAGCGCCGGCTATCCGACTGCTGACATCTGCAGGCGCATCTAGAGCGACGGGCATTCTGACGAATGCTATTCCGCCGCTCCAGCCGTTTTCCTAGCTGCATTTGTGCGACGCCAGACGATTCCGTCTGGCTGCAAAATGCCCCAGCGCACGATAGGCGCGGGTCCCCCGCCGCCGTCTGTTCCACCCACCTAAAACTGGACGAACCTCATGAACGACACCCACTGGCTGTGGATGGCGAAGGTTGCCGGCGCGGTTGCAGGCTCCGCCATCTCGCTGGCCTACATCCTTCCTCATGGTCGCCGCGAGGCGGCGGCGCGATTTGCCGTCGGCGTCGTCTGCGGCCTTGTGTTCGGCGGCACCGCCGGCCTGAAGATCGCCTCCGAGCTCGGCATCGAGAACCTGCTCGGCCCGGGCGAGATGATGATGATGGGGTCGGCTGCCGCCAGCCTTTGCGCCTGGTGGGCACTTGGCTTTGCCATGCGCGCCTTCCAGGGCAACGGGCTCGGCGGGCTGCTTCAGAAGAAACCGGAAAGGGAGAATGCGGATGGGCGCTGATGCCATGTCCTGCGAACGCAAATATGTCGATCTCGTGCTGGGCGACGTGGAAACGGACGGCACCTTTTCTGGCTATGCCAGCCTGTTCGGCAAGGTCGATCTGGGCAAGGACGTGGTCGAGCGCGGCGCCTTCGCCCGGTCGCTGAAGGCGCGCGGCGCGTCGGGCATCCGCATGCTCTTCCAGCACGATCCCAATGAGCCGATCGGCGCCTGGACGGAAATCCGCGAGGACGCGCGCGGCCTGTTCGTGCGGGGGCGGCTGGCCAAGGATGTCGGCCGCGCGCGAGATGTGCTGAACCTGATGCGCGGCGGTGCGCTCGACGGCCTTTCGATCGGCTTTCATGCCGTGCGCACCAGGCGCGACGCGGCAAGCGGCGTGCGCCGCATCCTGGAGGCCGATCTCTGGGAAATCTCCATCGTCACCTTCCCGATGCTGCCCGAGGCGCGCGTAGAGACGGTGAAGGGACGGCGGCTGCCGACCATACGCGAATTCGAAAGCTGGCTCAGGCGGGATGCCGGGCTGACGCGAAGCGAGGCCCGCAGGGTCATCTCCAAGGGCTTCGCAAGCCTCGTGGGCGGGCGGGACGCCGCCGCGGGATCGGAAGCGGCGCTGCTGGAAACGATCCGGCAGGCCACACGCATGATCAACCAGACAAGGAAGTCCCTCACATGATTGAAGCCAATATCGACGGCCTCGAAACCAAGTCGGCCTCGCAGTTCGACCTTTCCGACGCGTTCGGCGAGTTCATGACCACCTTCGAGGCGTTCAAGGACAGCAATGACGAGCGGCTGGCGGAGCTGGAAAGGCGCGGCGCCGACGTTCTCGTCACCGAGAAGGTGGACCGCATCTCGCGCGCGCTCGACGAGCAGAAACGCGTGCTCGACAATCTCGCCCTCAAGACGGCGCGGCCGGCTCTCGGCCGGGGCGGCGGGCATGCCGTGCGCACCGAGCACAAGTCCGCCTTCGAGGCCTATATGCGCAGCGGCGACGACCGCCACCTGCGCTCGCTCGACGCCAAGGCCATGTCCTACGGCTCCGGCCAGGACGGCGGCTATCTGGTGCCGGACGAAACCGAGACCGAGATCGGCAAGCGGCTGGCCGCATTGTCGCCGATCCGCTCCATCGCCTCGGTGCGGCAGGTGTCCGGCGCGGTGCTGAAGAAGCCGTTCTCGATCCACGGCCCGGCCGTCGGCTGGGTGGGCGAGACGGCGGCACGTCCCGAAACCGCGGCTTCCACGCTCGCCGAGCTGCAGTTCCCGACCATGGAGCTCTATGCCATGCCGGCGGCGACCGCCTCGCTGCTCGAGGACAGCGTCGTCGATCTCGACCAGTGGATTTCGAGCGAGGTGGAGGCGGCCTTCGCCGAGCAGGAGGGTGCCGCCTTCATCAATGGCGACGGCCTCAACAAGCCGCGCGGTTTCCTGAACTACGATCAGGTCAACGAGGCGAACTGGGCCTGGGGCAAGATCGGCTGCACCTTCACCGGCGAGGACGGCAAGCTTCCGGAGGCGGATGCCTCGGACGTGCTCATCGACACGGTCTATTCGCTGAAGGCGGGCTACCGCCAGAACGCGAACTGGGTGATGAACCGCAAGACCCAGGCCACGCTGCGCAAGCTGAAGGATGCCGACGGCAACTATCTGTGGCAGCCGCCCGCGACGCCCGGCCAGCGCGCCATGCTGATGGGCTTCCCGCTGGTGGAGGCCGAGGACATGCCGGACGCGGCTGCGGGCACGACGCCGATCGCCTTCGGCGACTTCGGGCGTGGCTATCTCGTGGTCGACCGCACCGGCGTGCGCGTGCTGCGCGATCCCTACAGCGCCAAGCCTTACGTGCTGTTCTACACCACCAAGCGCGTGGGCGGCGGCGTGCAGGACTTCGATGCCGTCAAGCTGCTGAAATTCGCCGCGGCCTGACGGCGTGTCGTTTCGGCTGACGTGACGCGCGCCCACCCCTTGCGCCGTCACGCGGCCGATGGCGGCTCCGGCCCGTCCTCCTCCGGGGCCGCCACCTTTTTCTTCATCATGGAAGGTAGTCGCATGACGCTTCTGCGAACGGTCGACCCTGCCGTCGAGCCGGTAAGCCTGAACGAGATAAAGCGCCATCTGCGCATCGCGCATGACAGCGAGGATGATTTTCTCACCGGCCTGATCCGGGCCGCGCGCGAGGATGTCGAGCGCACGACCGGCGTGGCCATGGTCAACCAGAACTGGCGCCTGGCATTCGACCGATGGCCGGCCAATGGCTGCGTGCCGCTGATGCGCCACCCGGTGCGCACGGTGCTGTCGGTGACGATATATGGCGACAGGGGCGAAGCCTCCGTGCTCGGTCCGGCCGACTATCAGCTCGATACGCTGTCGCGGCCGGCGCGGCTGCATATCGAAAGGCGGCCCGGACCGCTGCGGGCGATGAACGGCATCGAGATCGACTTTTGCGCCGGTTTCGGCGAGGCGGGAACGGACGTGCCGGACCTTCTGAAGCGTGCGGTCACGCTTCTGGTCGCCCACTGGTACGAGTTCCGCGCCGCCTATGGCGCGGCCGACCAGCCGGTTTCCTACCCGGCCGGCTACGATCGCCTGATCGCCGGCTATCGCGACAGGAGGTTGTGATGGCGGAATTCATCGATCCGGGAAGGCTGCGCACCGAGTTGTCGCTTCGGCAGGGCGGCATCCAGCTCGACGAACTCGGCGGCCAGATGGAAGACTGGGCGGAGATCGCGACTGTTTTCGCAATGATCGAACCGATCTCGGCACGGAGCCTTGCGGGCGCCGACCAGACGCAGCAGGCGGTTTCGCACCGCATCACCATGCGCTGGCGGGGTGATGTCGTCGTTGGAATGCGCCTTGCGGGGCAGGGGCGGGTTTTCGACATCGTCACCGTCCACGACCCGGACGAGACCGGGCGCTATCTGGTTTGCCGCACGCTGGAGGACAAGCCGTGAAGATGTCTGTCAGGATGACGCTCGATGGCCTGATACGCGCCCTGCGCTGGCGGGCGCACGATCTGGCGGAACGGGCTGAACAAGGCTACCGTGCCGGCATGCCGAAGCCCGGTGGAAACCGCCGGGTTGCCGGCGTCCGGATGCGTGGGAAGGGGGAAGGCAATGACCGCAGCGGCCGCTGACCTGCAAAGGGCGATCTTCTCGACGCTGGAGGCCGACGCCACGCTCCTCGGCCTGCTTGGCGGGCCGAAGGTCTATGACCGCGCGCCGCCGAACCAGCCGTTTCCCTATCTCACTTTCGGCCGCACCAGCATCTATGACTGGAGCACCGGAACCGAGAACGGCAGCGAGCACCTGTTCACCCTGCACATCTGGTCGAAGGCGAAGGGCAAGAAGGAAACGCTGGAGATCATGGAAGTCGCCAGGACGCGCCTCGACGGCGGCGCGCTGGCGCTCGACAACCACCATCTGGTGAACATGCGGCTGGAATTCGCCGAAACCAGATATGACGAGGACCTTTCGGTCCACCACGGCCTGCTTCGCTACCGCGCGGTGATCGAAGACCTGGCCTGAGCCTTCGGCGTCCACGCGCGCCGCTTTGTCCACATCAATACAATTCGGGAGACCTGACATGGTCGCACAGAAGGGCAAGGACCTTCTGCTCAAGCTCGATTCCACGGGCTCGGGCGGTTTCATCACGGTTGCGGGGCTGCGCTCCAAGCGCATCGCCTTCAACAGCCAGACGGTGGA